CAGACAATCCGTCAATTGCAGGAACTACAGCAATTCGTTCAAAAGAATTATTTCGGAACATTAAAGAATACTCTGACCCAGGACGTGCTTCTACATATGTATTGCCGTCTGTGTGATCGTATTCGTCTGCTAGTGTTCGATCATTGATCAACAATTGCATTTGATATTGGTGTGTATAATCAAACATTAACTGCCTCCGGAATTTTTACGTTCTTCGTCAGTGTACAAGCCTGCGCTGTACAATGCTCCGGTTGATACGCCTTCTGCCTTTGCACTACGATATCGAGTAGCCGAGGAAGAAAGACCTCTAAACGTTGCTGCTGTGTTAGAAGTATCATATTGCATAGTATTCGCAGAGCTCATTCCGAACGTAGAACCGACTGCCATTGCATCAATGTTTGCGCCGATGAAACTGAATGCCCAATCACAGGCTTCGCGATCTTTGACCATCTTCTTAACAGCTTCGTTAGTATACTCGTGGCTTTGATTTTCGGCACCGTCTGTCATAATAAGAATCATAACAGAAGGACGGTCCTTCTCTATCATGCTTGCTAGATAAGCATCGACTTCGTTGATGGTTTTGCCGATTGCATCATACAAATTAGTACCGCCCATTGGATTGTACAATTCGCTGCTCATCGGAGGAGTAGCATTCACGTCCTTAATTCCCCAAAGGTCAACAACATTGCCGCCTTCGAATTTATTAACTTTGAGATATGCATTGCCAGGTGCTGCTCGTTGACCTTCGACAAACTCGTTAAAGCCTGTAATAGTCTGGTCGTAACAAGACATCATGCTGCCGCTTTCGTCTAACACAACTGCAATAAGAGTTCCGTTAAATCCAGCTTTAGTGCCTGATACGTTATTTGTTTTTTGAGTGGAAGTAGTCGGTTGACCCGGGAACGGGTTTGGTAGTTTTGCCATGCTTGGCTCCTTTATGTTCTGCCACAAACCTTGTGGTCTTTAATGAGTGAGAACCGCCTCACTCATTATTAGTTATCTCTTTTTACATAGAGTTTTTTCGTTCTTGGATTTCTTTGCGGCGATCCTTAACTAGCTTGCTAAGGTCTCCTAGTGCTTTGCGAGCTCGTGGTGCTGCTGCCTTCACGTTGCTCTCTTCAAAGTTTTCACTTTCTTTCAAATAGTTTTGAAAGGCTAATACAATTTCTTCATGTGTGGTCAAATATAATCTCCTTAATTTCTGCCCAGTTACGAGCTCTAATAACTCCAGGATGATCTACATGTCTATTATGTTCGTGATCCATAATAATTGATTTCAATCCTAGATTAGCGCCGAGTACAGCATTCTCTGCTTTGTCTTCAATCCAGAACAAACCTGAATCTTTGTACGGAGCAAGAGCTTCGTCCTTCTCGGCGCCTATATCTAAACAAGTCACTTTAGAAAACGTTTCGTATCCAAAGAGATCTGTTAAATTACGCTGCCGGCTAATGCCTGCGTAGTAGTCTGTGCTCATGCTAGTAATAGCTTCGAACATAAAACCTTCATCTACTAATTCGCCCATATGCACAAGTGCATCACGGAATGGCTCACAATGTCCGATCCATGCGCTTTCGTTAAATTGCTTAATAAGCATCTTAACAGCAGGTTTCTCAACTGCATAGCTTACATGAAGGTCATAAGTATTATTCTCTTCGTTAGAACGTTCGTATCCTTGATACTGCATCCACCGATGAAAGTGATGTTCCCAGTCCAGAACACAGCCGTCTATGTCTGTAAGTATTTTCTTCATCTTATATCCTGTATGTTATATTTTATAATAACACAGAATCCAAAAATTGTCAACCATCACGGACCAATATTTACGTCGCCGGATCCACCAGTTTTGGTATCGCCGCCTGTGTCTACATCGCCAATGCGTACTATTTCCTTGCCATTTGCAAATACTGTTACAGGCGACGAAGATACTACATCGCCACCGGTGTCGGCATCGCCAACACGATGAACAAACTTTCCGTTTATTTTTATATCAGGCGAGAATGCTGCTGGTACATCGCCGCCTGAGTCCGAATCACCTTGTCTATGTGCACCAGTTCCCAACTTATACTCCAGCTACGTTAGTAGCAAGTCCGGTTGTTTGTTGCATATACTGACTTGCAATTTCTTTGTCAGTTTTTGCCATCACAACTACAGAATTCTTGTTGATACCAGGCTTGCTGTCGAGCGACACTGTATGCATAAATGGTACAAGTCCTACGCCTTGCTGCGATGCCATAAGCATTAGCGGCTTGGTTACCTTTATTTCGGTGTCTGTTTTGCTTTGATAACGAGCAATAAGTTCTTCGCCTGAAGTTAGTTTGATTGTTATTACATCGTTTAGTTCATAAGGTTTTTCAAGTATCATAGGCTCCATCCTGTTCCGTTAAATCCTGTGTCTTCTATATAATTAACTAGGTCAGCATGACCGCCAATTAACTTCCCGTCAATTAGAATCTGCGGCACTGTTTTAGCTGCTGGTGCTGATTCTAACAATTCTTCTTTTGTCCAGCCTTCGCCTAACTTTCTAATCTCGTACGACAAATTGTAACGATTTAGCAATTCAAATGCTGCTGTGCAATATGGACAATTATCCTTACTCCAAACTACGATCATAAACTCATTCCTTTAAATGTATCGCCATCTACATCTTGCTTGGATCCACCATTGATGTATGATGTTATTTCTGTTTCTTGAGGGGCCACTTGCACGTCTGCACCTTGGATCCATTTTTGTGTCCACGGCAGGGGATTGTGTTTTACATTATACGGACTAGGCAACTTTACCTTATCCATTCTTCGTGTGCAGATCCACTCGATGTACTCACTTAGAAGCTGTGTATTCAGTCCGATCATAGAACCGTCTTTGAACAAATACTCTGCCCATTCTTTCTCTTGATCAACTGCGTCTACAAACATTTGAATACATTCGTCTTTGGTTTCTTCTACAATCTTAATAAAGTCTGGATCGTCTTTTTGTAGAAGTCCTAGCATTAACTGAGTACTGCCCAAATGAAGGTTTTCGTCACGCGCGATAAACTTAATGATCTTTGCGTTGCCTTCCATCTTCTTTAGTTCAGCAAAGGCCCAGCTACATGCAAAGCTAACGTAGAAGCGAACACCTTCAAGGATGTTAACACTCATAAGTGTTAGATATAGCAATTTCTTTAGTTCATACAAATCAACTACAACATTACGTGTGCCGTTAATTTGATGTGTGCCCTCGCCTAGTAGGTTGTACCACATTGACAATTCGATCAAATCGTCATAATACTTAGAGATATCTTCAGCACATTCTACAATCTCTTTGATATCCATAAGTTCATCAAAGATCTTGCTAGGATTTGAATATATATTTCGAATGATATGTGTGTAACTACGGCTGTGGATAGTCTCGCTAAATGTCCAAGTTTGGATCCAGTTTTCTAATTCAGGCAAGCTTACAATAGGAGCAAATGCTTCTACTGGTGCGCGGCCTTGTACACTGTCAAGAAGGATCTGCCTCTTTAGGTTCGAAGTAAAGATATGCTTCTCGTGTTCCGTAAGCGATTTGAAGTCTTTAGCATCTTGATAGATGTCGACTTCTTCGGGACGCCAGAAGAATCCTAATTGCTTGTCAGTGAACTTATCGATGCTAGGATACTTCATAGTATCATAACGTTGAATAGTTGGACCACCAGTTGGGTCCAAAAATGCAGTAACCTTGGTATGGTCTGTTTTATTGTTGACGTCAAATACGCTCATGTTGTTCCTCTTGTTGTTTAGTTTATTATACGTTATTTCAAATATTTGTCAAGAATTTAGATAGCGCATGAATCACAAGACTCATCGTCGTCGATGACATCATCAGCTGGATTATCAAGCATTTTATCTGCATCAACTTCGCCTTGTCCATCGTTAGTTTGGAAATAATAAAGCTGTTTCCCGCCCAACTTGTAAAACATCAACAAGTGTTGAAGCATTACGCTCATAGGAATCTTTTCATCTTCAAAGAAAATAGGATTGTAGCTGGTGTTAACACTAATGCCTTGATCGATGTACTTTTGCAAAACAGCCATGATCTTAAGATAACCTTCTGGCGACTTTTGTGTCCATAATAGGTCGTATTTGTTCTTAAGTTTCTTATACTCCGGAACAACCTGCGTTAGTACGCCGTGCTTAGATTGCTTAATACTAATTAACGCTCTTGGCGGTTCAATGCCATTTGTCGCGTTTGCTACCTGCGCACTAGTATTATGACTAACACATCCATTAGCTAGTGTATAAGTCTCAGTGTCAGTTGAAACGTCCCATGTATGCTCTGTTCCTGCATTTCTTGTAATACGTTTAATTTTCATTTTAATAATTCCTCTTTTGTTATTGAACATTTTCCTTGTTTAGAAACATTTTCTTCCCAGGGTATAAATTCTAAATTCTGTAAACTTCCAATAAGTAACGGATCAATTCCTTCGATAAATCCGCGCGATATAGAAAACTTGTGATCTAAATGATAAGCGCCTTGTATACCTGCTGTGCCCCGTTTGTTATAATTTTCTAATAAACTTAAATCATTTTTATTAGTAATTTTCCAAACTTGTTTACGATATTTTTCATAATCTGATATTTGATTATACGGAACCCATACTCCGTTATTTTCTAACGTTTCTCTAATTTTTGCTTGTCGAACTTTAAATTCTTCCTCTCCTAGATTAGCCAACGTATTATGACCTCGAACATTTTTTATTGTATCGCTGATATCTCTTTCGCTCAATCCTGACAGTTCTAAATATTTTCTATACGAGTCAATTCCTATTTTTTGATCATGTATCTTTCTAATCTTCTTTCTTGCATATTCAATATCTTTGCCACGTTCGATATAATATTGAATATGAAGTGGACTATTTTTATATTGAAATTCTTTTGCCTTTAGTATTGCGTCTTCGACTAAGTAACCTTTTCTTATATAAAATTCTTTACATCTAGGACTTTGTGATTTTCCATTTTCCTTACAAGTATTCCAACCTTTTTGCAACGACTTGTCTTTCCATTCATTGTATAATCGAGGTCCTTCTTCATGACCGTACTTTTTAATAAAATTTTCTTTCGATGTTGCCTTGTTTGCCTTAAATTGAGAGATAGTTGCCTCTGCTTCTTCTCGAGTACAACTATCTCTTTTCATTACATAATCAGGATCATATGGATTGGCTTTTGATATCTTTTTACCTCGGTTCCATGCGTTCTTCTCCTTCATAATAGAGATAGTTGCCTCTGCTTCTTCTCGAGTACAACTATCTCTTTTCATTACATAATCAGGATCATATGGATTGGCTTTTTTCATTATAATTTCCTTGGCGTTAATGCTCTAGTTATTTATCCATTAACGCTAACAATATCATCATCTTCTGTTAACTCAGACACTGTTATCCATATTTCTTTATTATTACGGTTAACTAATAATTTATGATTTTCTGTAAATTTGTAAACAGACCCATCTTCGAATTCAATTTCTGTAACAGATTGAGGACCATTATAGTAACATTCGTATGCTACGCTGTTTTCAAGTTCAATAGGCTTTAAGAAAGGAAATCTCTGACCAATCATCATATCATTATGAACTTTGTCTATGTCAATTTTTCCAACATCTTGAATTATTTCAGCTAGAGTTAGTGTTGTGCCGTCCTTTAATTTCATTTCATTTAACAAACTTTGGCACTCGCTTGGCATAAGTGCCATTAGTGTAGAATTACGAATACCTGTTTCTTTAAGCTGCGCTCTTAGTCCGTCCCAGTCCATACGCTCGACGTGTGGTACCAGTTCGTCTAAATCCTTCTTGTAGGTTTGATTCGGAGTAATACCGTGTCCGTACTTTGTTTCCATATTACCGCTCGGTGCACCAAACTCTACTGCAAGGTCTGCACTTGCTTTAATGAGATAATAACTCCATGCTTCTGCCCATTCATCTATCTTAGCAAGTGCTTCTGGTGTTACGTCTTGGTAAGTAAACCCGTTCTTTGCCATCCAGTAAGCAAAGTTGATAATTCCAACACCAAGAGGACGACGCTTGTCTGTGCTCATTTGCGCTGCCAAGATAGGATAATGCTGATAGCTCAGAAGTGCATCTAGGCCGCGCACAGCTAATCTGCACACCCGTTCAAAGTCTGCAGGTGTCTTGATATTGCCCCAGTTAATTGCGCTTAACGTGCATAAACTAATTTCACCTTCTGGATCATTAATATCATTAAGTGGTTTGGTTGGTAAGTCAATTTCTGCACACAAGTTGCTTTGACGGATTGGCGCAAGTTCTGGAATAAAGCTACCGTGCTCGTTTGCGTTGTCTACGTTTTGTAAATAGATACGTCCTGTGCCTTTGCGCTCTTCCATAAACGAAATAAACAAGTCAAGTGCTTTAACTGTTTTCTTGCGTATCTTAGGATTCTTTTCTGCTGATTCGTATAGTTCACGGAACAAATCTTGATTAGCAAAGAACGCATCGTGCATACCTGGTACGTCACTTGGCGAGAAAAGAGTAATTTCGCCGCCTGAAATCAATCTTTCATAAAATAGTTTGCTAAACTGCACACCATAGTCCATGTGTCGTACACGGTTATCTTCCGTGCCTTTGTTGTTCTTGAGCACTAACAATTCTTCTACTTCGAGATGCCAAATAGGATAATACAATGTTGCAGCGCCGTTTCTTACGCCGCCCTGAGAACAGCTACGTGTTGCTGATTGAAACATTTTAAAAAAGGGAACAACGCCTGTGTGAAATACATCGCCTTTCCTAACAGGAGAACCAATAGCTCT